AGGATCTGTTGCATTTGACCAATCTAAATCATTAAACACTGCGTTATTGATAAATGCACCTTTAAGAGTCCATTGTTCAATCTTATCACCAACTGGTCCTAATAGGTAACATTGGATATCTTTCTTATAGAAGTCTGCATATCCATCTCTACCTGTAATAGATTCGTGTGATGTTCTCACCCACTCCATTACTGCTTGAGCTCCCGAAGGAACGATTGGGTCAAATAATGTAATTTCTACATCTTGCCATTCTCCCTTACCTTTTAATTTACGTTTAACGTTAATGTGGTCTAGGGTTATAGTTTCAAATTGAATTGAAGGTCTATTTGCTGTTTTTATTAGATATGAAGGGATACCATCGATTTCCATGATGAATCTGTTCTTCATCTTTGGTTCGAAATTGGTATAAAACATATCGTTAAATTCTAATACTTCTGCCATGTTGTTTTTCTCCTATTATACTAATAAATATATAGTTTTTTTATTTTTAATTTAATTATGCCGTAAAACTAGCTCCAGTTGGTAAGATGTTGAAATCTAACACGATGAATTCAGCAGTTTTCGTTGGTTGTAAGAAAATCTGTCCAGCCAATATATTTCTGTCGATTACATCTGGTGTGTTGTTACTTTCGTCCATCACTACTCTGAATGCGAATAATCCTTGTCTTTGTTGTATTCCTTCTAAATACGGATTCACAGTATTTAAGAACTTACCTCTCGTTTGAGATGTGTTTTGTTCGAATACTAAGTATCTCGATGTTGAAGCAATATACTTCTTAACTTTAATCATCAATCTTCTAACATTGATTCTATCAAGTGCCGATGCTTTATCTTGAAGAGTCTTTTGTCCAAATGCTACGATACCTTCTCCAGGGAACTGAGCGATTGGATTAATTTTTCCTTCATATAATTCATCTCTTTCAGCGTGTGTTAATCTGTTTAATACAGATATAGCACCTACTATACCACCTCTATTTAAACCTGCTGGTGCGAACCATTCGGCTGCAACTGCATCGTTAGAAGCATATATTCCAGGCATCAATACTGATGGTGGAACTGAAATTAACTTGTTAGTTCTTGAATCAATTGTTTTAACCCATGGGTAGTATGTACCTACGTAGTTAGAATCAACTGCTGCTCCTTGTTCGATTGCTTGTGATATTGAATCACCAGCTCCTACAGAATCACCAATAAAGAATGCATCTTCTCTAGCTTCACACATATCAACTACTTTGTCAAATACATATGAGTGATGTCTTCTTACGATTCCAGGTGCAGATACTAAGTTGATATCAAAATCATCTGGGTTAGATACTGATGCAATTGCTTTCACATATGCAACTGAACCTACTGCAGTTGAAGTTGATAAGTTAAACCCTTGTGAGTTACCACTTGATATAGAAGTTCCTAAATCGATAGATATTGTTGGGTCTATTCCATCAAATCCACCTTGGAAACCTACTGAAAATTGTCTTTTGTTCATATCAGCTGTAAGTGAACCAGTCAATTCGTATCCGAATGCCTTAGTTCCTCCAACTACACTTACTGTTCCATCAAATGCAAATACTGTGTTTCCACCTTGTGTTGCTGATGTTGGTATTGGAGATAAATAATTGTTGTTATCTATCTTAACTTGTGCAGTTTCTAAATCGATACCACTAAATGATACATTTTTAGAAGATGTGTTAGCATCAGAACCAGTATTAAATAATACAGCTGGTACGATAGTTTCACCTAATCCATGTGCACCAATATTACCAACAAAAATTGGGTTGTAATACTTATCATGTCCAAATGGTCCAGCAACGATAGGATGAGCTCCCTCTGCAACACATTCTACTCTTACGAATTTAGAACGGTTAGGGTAATCACCATTTTCTGTTTGCTTTCCAAGTGTATCGATAACTAAGTTTCTATCACCAATTACTTTTTTGATGTAATTAGGAGATGCTGGGTCTAAGTTTATGTTATTATAAGTTTCTAATACTGATTTTCTCTTATCTGTATCAGAGTATCCTCTAATCATTAATGAGAAAGTAGCGTAATCGGTTGCATTTGATGAACCTGCTGCTTTTACATTAAATACAGATACTTTGTACTCACCATTATAGATAGTACCATCTCCAAGAGAATGTATTTTGAAAAGATTAT